ATCAACTGTAACTCTACCATAGAAACGGTTGTTAACCATTTTCTTAGCGTATCTTGTCATGATACCCTTGATAGGTGTGAAGTTGAATGGGTTATACATAGTTGGAGTCAACTGTAAAGGTACGTATGGAGCGTAAATGTAACCAGTATCCAACAAGCTAGTTCCTTTGTGTCCGATTAACACTTGGTTAGCTGGGAAGTAAGGGTCACGATATACTTGATATCTACCTGACAAAGTACCGATTCTTTCAATACCCATGTTGTATTGGTCTTGCTCAGGAGCTGCGTTTGATACGTGGAAGTATTCCAAGTCATCAAAGATAGCAGATACTTCAGAAGATACAACAATCCAGTTAGCACCACCTCTTAAAGTTGATTTGTGAATTTGAGCTGACAATTGGTTAATTGCAGTAATCAAAGTTTGGTTCCAATCTTTTTGAGTGTAAGGAGTTGTTCCGCTAGAAGATAGTCTCTTCCAACCGTTATAATCCCATCTCAAGTTCCAAGCTGCGCCTTTTCTCAAATCTCTCAAGATTTCTCTATCAATTTCTGCCGCAACCTGCTCAGATAACAATGCTGTCAATTCAGCTTCAGCATCAATGTTGTGGAATGCCGCAACGTCTTGAGCTAATTCAGGAGACCATTGTGCTCTTAATTTTCTTTCTGTTACAGAAACAGTTACTGACTCAAGGTCAAAAGAAACTTCACCAATTTGGTCTTCAAATTCCAATTCTTTGTACAATCTGTAAATTGCTAAGAAAGCATTGTTAACAGCTGTAGTAGATGAGAAAGTAGAACCTGTGTAACCATCCATAGATGAATCACCACAAGTAATACAAACAGGAGCTTGTAAATCAATTTCCAAGAAAATAAATCCATTAGCGTCACATACGTTGTAGTAAGAACCACCTGAATTTTTGTTTACTGGGAAAGTAGTATTTACTTGACTTCCGTATTGAACAATACCTTTACCATATCTTTGAGTAACAACTCTGAATAAATAAGGGTTAGTTGTGTTTGCTGAAGTAAATTGGTTAGTTGAAACACCTAAGATGTTCAAACCTGACAAGAATTCTTCAGTATCCATAGTATTACCGTTAGGACCAATCAATTGACCAGCACCTGCGTTAGAGAATCCACTCATAACAATGATAACTTTTCTATAGTTATCTTCAGGGTATTCTGCAGGTAATAAAACACCAGCGTTAGACCAAGCGTAAGTTACAGTATTTGCTGTAATAGCACTCCACTGACCTTTTGAATAGTCAAACAAACCAGGAGGGTTTAAACCAGCCTCATTTCCTTCGTAGAATAAATCATACAAATCTTTGTTATAGATTGGGTTAAATGTACCATCACCTGAAGTGTATCCAGCATCAGGATTACCTGGATAGTTTCCTGGAGAACCGATAGGAGCGTAGTGAGTTCCTGAACCACCAAACAAACCATCTGTTGATGTACCACCAGAATAACCTTGAATTTTAGGTACAAAGTAGAACAATTTACCGATTGGTAAGTTCATTGCTTGTACAGACACGATGTCGTTAGCTAATAATTTAGAGAATACTCTTCTCACGATTGGGAAAACAACTGTTTCAAAAGAACCGCTATCAGAAGTTGAAGAAGCCTCATTGATTAAGAAAGAAGCTTGGTTTTCGTATAACTGAGCTACGTTTTCTTTCATGTGACCTTTTAAACCTTCCAAAAAGCCAAGTTTATCCCATTTGTTGATTGTGTCTTCTTTGATAACCTTAAGGTGTTTTAAACCAATGTTACCAACAAGACCGCTTTCTAATAATGCACCCATTTTAGTATTTTTTTGTTTTTAAGTTTTATTTATTTTTATTTTTGTATTTTTTGCATGATATCCTTCATTCTTAAGAATTGTGGATTTTCATAAGTTTTTGACTCAATTAAGTTTTGTGAAGAACCTGATGCTGGTGATTTACCAATTTTTTCCATAGATTCTGTAACTACGTTTTGAGTCGTGGTATTTAATTCATTTTTAATTGATGAATACAATGATTTTGATTCTTTTAATGACTCAACATCATCAAATCTTCTTAAGATATTAATCTTTTCTTGTTTTGTTGTTGTATGTTCTGTAAACAATCTTGTAGCGTAAGCCAAGTTTGAATTAAACACAGCAACTTCATTTAATTTTTCTCTGAAAATATTAAGTGCTTTTCTGTATTCTTCATTCTTCTCTCTCAATCTTTCAACTTCTTCAGCAAGAGCCTGATTTGGAATTACTTTCATTTTAGGTAAACCTTTTCTTTGAGCGTAATTTCTAGTTCCATTACCTAATGTTCTAGCAGCTTCTTTAGTTTCCTCTTTTTCGTAATCTTTGTAATGACCATCTTTTTCACCAGCTTTCTTTTCAACACCATCAACATCCTTACGTCTGTATTCGTGTTTTTTAGAACCATACTTTTCTTTCATTTCAGCTTCAGTGTATTCAAACTTCTTAGGTTTTAAATTCATACCAACTCCTTTAGCTTTACCTTTTGGTTCAATAGCCGCTTCTTTGGTTTCCATTTTTCTACCTTCTTTATATTCAAATTTAGCACTTCCAGTTTTAACACCTTTACCTACTACAGGTTTACTCATCATTGACCCTTCTTTAGTTTCCATTTTTTTAGCTTTGTTAGTTAAAGAGGATTTTGTTAATTTACCCATAACTGGTTTAATTGTCATTTTACCTTCAGACATGTTTTCATCCTCATCTTCATCTTCATCCTCATCTTCATCGTCATCGTCTTCTTGTTCTTCCATTTCTATTTCATACACTACTTCGTCCATTTGTTCTTCTTCCATGTACTCTTCTTCCATTTCAACTTCGTCCATTTGTTCTTTACCAAAAATGTCAGCCATCATAGATTCTAAATCATCGTTAGATAATTCATCTTCATCCATTTGTTCTTCTTCCATGTACTCTTCTTCCATGTACTCTTCTTCCATTTCAACTTCGTCCATACTTTCAGTTTGAATAATGTATTCAACATCTTCATCTTCATCGTTTAAAGTAATGTGGTTACCATCTTGTTTAACAATGATACCATCTTCATCACTCATAGATTTGAAAACCTTTAAGATTTCATCATCAGACGCATTTGTAAGGTCAATTGGTAGTGTATCTTCAGAATCCATATCAAAGTCCATATCAAATTCATCTTCCGATTCATCATCGTCAGAATCCATATCAATGTCCATTTCAACATCATCCATGTCTTCATCATCAGAATCCATATCAATATCCATGTCTAAATCATCTTCTGATTGTTCATCCATTTCAACTTCTTTTGATTCTTTTTCAGTCTCATTTTTCAAAGACTCTTTTACTAATTCTGAGATTTCTTCCTTCATAGTAGAAGCAAGTATTCCTTTTGCATTTTCGGCAACTACTTGTTCCAAATTTTTCATTTGTAGTAGTGCTTCCTCAACTAACGACTTTTTATCTGTCATATTATTATAGAATAATTTAACATATAAATATATCCATATGTCAAAAAATTCTATTTGGGCTTAGTAAAAACCCTAAATAAATAAAAAACCCCTCGGTTAGGAGGGGTTTTTATTAATCTTCAATAACTTCGTCTATTTTACTTTCGGAGACTGCTGTGATTCTCCAATCATGTTGAAACCCAGTATATCGGGATGTTACCTTGGCTTCAACATCAGTTACAGAGTAACCTTTAACCAATTTTTCCTCTCGGATTTTCTTTAATTTACCTGTGTTTTCATCAGGTAAATCGTACTGTACTTTTGCTACAAAATATTTTTCGTCCATGTTTTTTAAATTATCTGTCCAAATAATGGTTTAATTTTTTCAATAAGTCAATAGAGCGATTCATTTTTGTCCCACTATCTTGTTCTATTGGAGACATTCTTGAAACTTTTTCTTCTTCCAAATTTTCTTCAAATTTGCTTCTATCATCAGGATTTGTAAAAAGATATGCTCCAGGTGTAGATGGTGAAGATACCAAATCAAAACAGATTAATTCAAAATCATCCTGTACTTCATTTTGTTCACCGTTCTTTTTTAAAGAACCAACCCCACGTGAAGATATACCCAAAGTAACACCCTGTCTCAACAAGTTAGCAGCTTGGTCACCCTTTGTAGATACAATACCTCTTTCATGGAATCCTGGTGATGTTAAAAGACGTAACTTACCCATAAGGATATGTCCGTCCCACCATATATCATTAATGATGTGAGACACACGGTCAAGGTCAATTAATGATGATTCAGGGTGATTTAATTCTGAAAGAGATGTTCCTTTTTCAATCATCTTTTTATAATTCTCAGATTCACGTTTTAAGATTTTTTCAGGATACACTCTTCCATTACGGTTTGGTGTATTGTATTTTTGAAGTACGGCATAGAATTCAAAAGGTTTTGAATAATCCAAGAAATTCTTGTGATTTTCTTCAAGCATCTTTTTATTAAACTCATGAGATGGTGACACATAACCTGCATCCATTTCAATCAATATTCCTTT